CGACTTGAACTTTTTCAAGGATGGGCAGATAATCTGGAACAAAGAAACCCTTGCTCCGCTGGGCGCGTATTGGGAGAATATGCACCCCAAAAACCGCTGGGGAGGCAACTTTAAATCGCTGGTAGATTGCCCGCACTTTGAGCGCAATGTCGGATAAGGAGAACAAATGACGACCGCATCGGTAATGACTTACGACTCCTTGGTCGAAAATATCCAGTCTTATTTGGAGCGATCTGACGCCGCTACCCTTGAGAAAATCCCTCTTTTCATTATGCTGGCCGAGCAGATCATCGCCAGCCAGATTAAGTTTCTGGGTAACCTGACAGTCAACACCAGCACAATGACGGCCACTCAAGCGGTCATTGACAAGCCTGCCCGTTGGCACAAAACAGTTTCAATGAATGTTGTGGTGGCTGGAAGCCGCACCCCCGTCCTGCTTCGCAAGTATGAGTACCTGCGTGAGTATTGGCCTGATGCCACAGAGACAGGCGTCCCTGTTTATTACGGCGACTACGACTACACACACTGGTTGGTGGTTCCTACACCAGCCGCCGATTACACCTTTGAGGTGTTGTATTACGAGCGCATCCAACCGCTCGACTCTTCAAACCAAACGAACTGGTTCACCATTTACGCCCCGCAGGCGTTGCTGTATGGCTCTCTTTTGCAGTCTATGCCGTTCCTCAAGAACGACGAGCGTATGCCTATGTGGCAAGCAAACTATGACCAGATCATGCAGACACTGAAGCAAGAAGATGTTCAGCGTATTGGTGACCGTCAAGCCGCAGTATTGGATACCTGATCATGTCATATAACAGCCCCTTCACAGGTAATGTCATCCAGCCAACGGATGTCTCTTATCGCCGCATCATCCTGACGGCTGACTTGCAGTTGGAGTGGCCTATCAATGGCACAGCAACTGACGATGCCGCCGCTCGTATCATGGAGGTGTCTACTGCCTCCACGGCCAACGAGTTGTGGATGCCTCCAGCAAATCAGACCTCGGTTGGTAACGATGCGTTGATCCGAAATGTGGGCGCTGTAGCCTTGCTGGTCAAAGACTACACTGGCCTCAACACCATCGTGTCAATTGCCGCTGGTGAGGCGCAGTACATTTACATCACGACCAACGCGACTACAGCAGGCACTTGGGGCATCATTGCTTACGGCATTGGCTCTTCTGGCGCTGATGCGGCGACCCTTGCTGGTTACGGCCTGCTTGCAATTGGTCAGACGCTGAACCAGAGCCAGCCAGTCACAACCTTCTCTTCGAGTTACACGGCGCTGGACACAGATCGCTCTAGCACTTATGTGTGGACTGGCGGCGCAGGAACACTGACGCTGACCCTTGCGTCTACGCTTGGCGATAACTGGTTTATGTTTGTTCGCAACAGTGGCACTGGCGCTCTGACGATTGCTGGAAGTGGTGGCAACACAATCAATGCTTCGGCCTCTATCATTCTCCAGCCAACTGACTCTTGCATCATTGTGTGTAGCGGCACTACCTTCTACACGGTAGGTCTTGGAAAATCGACGCAGTTTAACTTTACTCAGTTGACCAAGGCTGTGACCACTGGGTCATACACCCTGACGGCTTCTGAAGCGTCTAATGTGATCCAGAAGTACACAGGTGCTTTGACGGGCAATGTGACCATCGTTGTGCCACCTACGGTGCAGGTGTACTACATCGTCAACGCAACCACTGGCGCGTATAGCCTGACAATCTCAACTGGGTCGGGAGCCACGGCGACGCTGACCCCCGGCTCCCAAGCCACGCTGGTTTGCGACTCGGTCAACCTGTTCAACGCCAATACTATTTTGGCGGGTTCTTCAACAATCAGTTTGAACAACGGTTCGGTCAGCAACCCTTCGCTCAATTTCTCTACTGAGCCTACGACTGGTGTGTATCATGCCGCCGCTGGTGAATTCAACATTGCTATTCTTGGCGTGTTGCGCTCAACGCTATCGGCCTCTGGCCTTGCAATTGTGGGGACTGGAAACTTTACGGGTGGTATTGCTGGCGGGACATTTACATGACCAAAAAGGTTTTTGCTATCGATACGCAACCCGGCGTCCAGCGCGACGGCACGATATTCGACATGAACTTTTACACCGATGGCCGCTGGGTTCGTTTCCAGCGTGGCCGTCCTCGCAAGATTGGTGGGTATCGAGCCATCACCGAAGATGCCCGTGGATATTCTCGCGGCCTGTATGTCAACTCTGTTGATGGAAACAATCAAGTCTTTAACGGTTACAACAATGGCCTTGAGGTCATCAACATTGACAACACAGGTATTGGTGCTGGCTTAAACCAGTTTACCTTTACAGGTCTTGTGTTGACGCTCAACACCTTGGTTGGTGGCACGCTGTACACCAACGGCACCTACACGAATGTGACCCTGACTGGCGGCTCTGGTTCTGGCGCAAAAGCGACCATTGTTGTGTCTGGCGGCTCGGTAACGACGGTAACTGTAACGACCCCCGGCAACGGATATGTGGTCGGCAACACCTTGAGCGCCACAGCGGCAAGCATTGGCGGCACTGGTAGCGGGTTCTCAATTAAGGTGGCGACCATCAATGATGGGTTTACAGAAAGCGATCTGAACCTTTGGCAATTTGACTCCTCGTTTGATTCGCAAGGTTCGGGCAACCAGTTGCTGTTGGCGCACCCCGGGCAGAACTTGGCCCAAATCGACCAGACGGTCAACACCCCTGTTTTGGCTGGCGACATTGCTGGCACTACCATGTCCCCATTGGCCGACACCTCTGGTACAAGCCCCACGGGTGCCATCATCGAAGTTGCTGGCGGCGTGGTGGTTTTGCACCCTTATGTTTTTGTGTATGGCGACAACGGTCTGATCAAAAACTGCGTTGCTGGCAATCCATTTGATTGGAACGGCCCAGACTCCAACGAGGTCAATGTGGCCTCCACAAAGATTGTCAAGGGGCTACCAGTGCGAGGCGGCTCCAACGCGCCTTCTGGCCTGTTTTGGGCGCTTGATTCATTGATCCGAGTGTCTTATACCCCAACGACCATTACGGTCGCTGGAACGCCTCAAACATTTTTTTGGCGGTATGACATTATTTCCAGCCAGTCGTCGATCCTTTCGTCGCAGTGCGTCATTGAGTATGACGGCATTTATTATTGGATTGGCGTTGACCGCTTTCTGTTGTACAACGGCGTGGTCAAGGAAATCAAAAACAATTACAACCAGAACTACTTTTTTGACAATCTGAACTACGCGCAAAGCCAAAAGGTGTATGCGCAGAAGGTTCCTCGATTTGGCGAGATTTGGTGGTTCTTCCCCTCTGGCACTTCAACAGAGTGCAACGACTGCATTATTTACAACACCCGCGAAGACTGCTGGTATGACGCAGGTTCTGCCGAGGGCGCACGGCGTTCTGCTGGTTACTTCTCTCAGGTGTTCCGCTTTCCAATTAACGCTGGCAATGTGTTGACTACTCAACAATTGGTGTTCACATCAACAATCACCACAAACACAACCACCAGCATTGAGGTGCCAATCACCAATCAGATTGCCATCGGCCAATTGGTGACGGCGGCTGGAATTCCTGCTGACACATTGATCACAGCAATTGCGCCAAGCGCAACGGTGGACTACTTCACTGTGACGCTTTCCAAAGCGGCCACAGCGTCTGCAACCGTGTCTGCTGACTTCAGCACAACGGCTGGCCGCATTACTTTGTGGCAACACGAGATCGGGACTGACGAGGTTGTTGGCGAAAATGCCAACGCCATCGAGAGTTACTTTACAACCTCAGACCTTGGCTGGGTGCAGGGTGGCCCTTCGCAGGCGTCCCCTGTGGGCGATAACTTCTGGTTGCACTTAGAGCGAATGGAGCCTGACTTTATTCAGTCTGGCGAGATGACCTTCCAAGTGACTGGTCGTCCTTTTGCGCAGGCGGAGGACACTACCTCGCCACCGTATGCATTTAACCCAGACACACGCAAGATTGACCTGCGGGAACAGCGCCGTGAGTTGCGCTTGATCTTCAAGAGCAATGTGGCTGGGGGTGACTACCAGTTGGGTAAAGTTCTACTCCATGCTAATGTTGGCGATGTAAGGCCATAAAATGGCACTGGCTGTT